ACGAGCCTTTGGTGTACAGCAACAGTCTAGGTGCAGTAACCAAGATGTCCAGTGTATCTGGTGCGTCAGTCACGTCTGCACAGTACTCTCACGAGGCTATCGGTGCTTACGGACGAGTGTGGTGCGTGGGTAACGCTAGTGACGACAACACGATCTACTGGTCTGACTTGCTGATAGGACACAATTTCTCTGGTGGGTCCAGCGGTTCTATCGACGTGTCTAAGGCTTGGCCTAACGGGTTTGACAAGGTTGTGGCTATCGCTGCACACAACGGGATGCTTGTGGTGTTTGGTGAAAACAACACGTTGGTCTACGCTGGTGCAGAGAGTCCTGCAACTATGGCTATACAAGACACCATTCCGGGTGTTGGTTGTGTGGACAGAAAGAGTGTACAGAACATAGGAACAGACTTGTTGTTCTTAACACAGACAGGTCTTAGGAGCTTGGGACGTTCTATCCAAGAAAAGTCCTTGCCTATTACCGACTTGAGCAGAAACATCAAGCAGGAACTGATTGCCAATACGCTGGGTAAAACAGAACCAGTTAGTACGGTGTACAGTCCTGAGAACTATTTTTATCTTCTGTGCTTTCCTGACCTCAACCTCGTGTACTGCTTTGATGTACGAGGCACACTGGAGAACGGTGCGTACAGGGTAACACGATGGCCTAGTGTGGACTTCAAGTGTTTCCACAGGGACAGAAACGGTGACATATACATAGGCACAACAGCGGGTGTTGGAACTTACGACAACTACTTTGACAACGGAGAAGTTTATCGCTTCCGTTACTTTAGTCCCGGCTTGAGCTTTGGCGATCCGTCACGTATTAAGATGTTGAAGAAGATTAGACCTACGATTATTGGTGGTAACAACGCTGACATCTTCCTCAAGTGGTCTTACGACTTTTCAACAGCAACCAGCACTAGCACGTTTAGAACTAGCAGTGCTACACCCGGATTCTACGGACAGTCTGAGTACAACGTGGCTGAGTTTTCAGAAGAAGGCACAATCATTAGCCGTTCTTCTATTAACACTACAGGCTACGGCTCAGTAATCAGCGTGGGTCTTGAGACAGACATCAACGGCTACGCACTGTCCATACAGGAAATGAATGTACTAGCACTAATAGGTAAAACAGTATGAGTAATATAATAGACGCTATTATAAAAGGTGCAGGAACTGTTGCATCAAACTTTGGGCAAAGTCTAGTAGACAATGCAGGCCGTGCAGCTATGGGTGGCGCTGGGTTGTTACTGGTTAAGAACGCTTACGACAGGCTAGGCGATGTTGGACAACAGGCTTACACTGCTGTTGATCCAATAGCCGAAGCTGCTCTTGCACAGTCTGCGTTTAAACCGTTTACTGTAACTACTGGTATGGGCGGTAGGCTTGGCGTAGACGAGTTTGGCAACGTTGACATAGGTTTAGGTAGTCAAGAAAGTGGCCTTGCTAATCAGTTGATGGGTGTAGCAGGACAACGTTTTGGCACTGCTCCTACAGGCACTACTACACTAGGTGGCGCAGGTACAGAAGCAATAGCTGCTGGTCGTGCTGGCTTAGGTGCTACACCGTTTGGCCTCTCTGGTCAACAACAGGCTGCTTCCCAAGCGTTTGGTCTTGGTGGTCAGTTTATGCAACAAGCTGGTATGCCTACTAGCGAAAGAGAACAAGAAGTCTTTGAGCGTATCAGGGCTACACAACTTGGCGAAGAAGAGCGACAACGGCTTGCGTTAGAAGAGCGATTGTTTGCTCAAGGTCGTGGTGGTGTACAGACTTCTATGTTTGGTGGCACGCCAGAGCAACTTGCGTTGGCTAAGGCACAGGAGTCTGCACAGAACCAAGCGGCTCTGATGGCTATAGAACAGGCGCAGGCAGAACAACGTCAACAGGCGGCTCTAGGTTCTCAGTTTGCTGGCTTGGGTTCTGACATTGCTACCCAGCGTCAGGCTTTGGAAGCTGCACAACAACTGTCAGCACTACAGGCTTTACAGACAGGCCAAGGTTTGTTGACAAGCCGTATGGGTCTGCAAGAAGCCCAGCAACGTATGGGACTTGGTGCTTTGACAGGTGCGTACATACCACAAGCACAGTCTCTGAACGCTCTACAGCAAGGTCTGGCGGCTGCTGGCTTGCAACAGCGTGGTCAGTTGTACGGTGCTGGTTTGTTTGGTGAAGCTAAGATGACAGGTCTTGAGGCACTGTTGGGTGCAAGCCTTGGTCAAGCTAACTTGATCGGACAGGCAGGCACAGGATTGTTGTCTGGGGCTATAGGTTAAACTGGAGAAAGACAATGGCTAGATTTGGACAAGGACTTATTCAAGGTTTAACCCAGCCTTCCTTTGGGCAAGGACTATTTAATCTTGGTGGACAGATTGCTGAACGTAGACGAGAGAGACAACAACTTGATGCTATTAGTGGTATTACAAGCGTTTCTAATCAAGGCATGGCCGCAGCACAAGCCGCTGATCTTGGTGGGCTGAACGCAAGCATTAAAGCACTACAGCAACAAGTTGAATCTGCGCCTACTATAGAAGTTGCTAACGCAATCAACAAGCAGATAACTACTCTTCAAGGCATGGTTCCTGAAACTAAGAAGATGGCTTCTTTGAATTCAGTTAACCAACTAGAGGTAGCTAGGCAAGCCGCTAAGACTCCAGAACAAAAGCGTGAAATTGAGCGTATCATGGAGCGTGTTGCTAGAGAATCTGGTAATAGCACTGAAGGTATACTGGGTCGAACGGATACAGAAATTCAAACTGGAAAGACTAGGGTTGAAGGACAAATCCGAGAAACGTTCTACGCAATTCCCGCAGACAAAAGAAAAGAGTACATCCGTGGAATTGAGCAAAACGGTTTCGGGGAAATTGCTAGTATCCTTGAGGCACGAGAGTTAGAGCGAGAAGCAGATCAAATTAAGATTGACGAGGCTAGAACTAATGCAGAGTTAGCGCGTACTCCGTTGCCTACGGGTGGTCTAAAGAAAAGGATAGAGTCGCTTCCAGACAGTCAAGAAAAAACTGATTTGCTTGACCGCATTGAAGCAGCAGAGTCACGTAATATAAAAGAAGGGCAAACGTTTATGCCCGGAGAACGAAAAAGATTAGGCGATGAGCTTACCAGTATTAACGACGGTATTTCTAGAGCGGCTGGAAGGCAAGACCAAGCGAACTTAATTGTCGAAAGACAAACCCAAGATGAAATCCAAAGACTTCAACGCGACCTGACACGTATTGAGATTGACGACGATCAGGTAGAAGAAGAAGCGCGTAGGTTGGAAAAAGAAAAAGGAACTGACTTTGTTGGTTTAGGAACAACCTATAAAGATTTTGAAGCTGAAGCCAGAGAAAACTTAGAACAAGAAGCGGCTGCAAAAATACAGGCGGCTATTGACAGACTACAAGGTTCGTCAACACCTGATGATTCACCTAATGAGTCACAAGATGCTGGGCAGTCTGTAATTGAGGGTTGGTCGGCGTCAGATTACAAAGGTAAAACTGTTACTTTTAAAGACGGTACCTATAAGTCTGACGGAACAAAATGGACAAAGGTAGGATAATTTATTTATGTCTATATTAGATGCTGAATACACAGGTCCAACAATAATAGACGACGAAGAATACACTGGTCCTACTATTGTTGACGATGAGTACACAGGCCCTACTATAGTTGACGATGAAGATAACACTCTTGGCGAAGATGTCTACGGCGCAGCTATAACCACACTTGACGGACTTACGTTTGGCTTTGGTGACGAACTAACGGCTGGTTTGCGTGTGGGTGCTGACGAAGTTTTACAGATCATGTTCCCAGAAGTAAACGCAAACGAAACTGCTAGGCAAAAGTACGAGCGTTACCTGAACGAAGGCAGGGAGATAGAGCAAAGGTTTTCTGATGACAACCCCATCCTTTCTACTGCTTTAGAGGTAGGTGGTGCTTTAGTTACTGGTATTGGTGGCGTTGGTCGTTTGGTTGGAACAGCGGCTACCCGTGCTGGTAACGTTGCTAGGCAAGCGGCTACTGCTGCTGCTGACGTTGCAGTGTACCAGATAGGCGAAGCAGAAGGAACGATTGAAGAACGTATTGGACAAGTGGATCCTGCTACTGTTGCTTTAGGCGCTGCTGTTGGAGGTATTGCTGGTTCTTTTTTGAAAGGCACAGCGGAAGTTCCGTCTGAAAAAGTAATAAAGGATAGGTCTACTGCTAAATCAAAGAAAACATTTAGTGCGTCCCAACAAGCTGTTACTAGAGGCAGGGCAAGAGTTGGGGAGGGCGAGAAAATAAGGATTGGTTCTCGCGTAGCTGAAGACGTAGTAGCAAAGCAAGAATCTGTTCTTTTACGTACTAAAGATTGGACGGCAAGAAATGTCAATGACAGGGAAGCTATGCACCTTGTAGACTCTGATGGTCAAACCATGAGAGTGATTGGCGAAACTATAAACGTTTTAGACCAGTCAGGAGGAAAAAGAGGATCTTTAGCAAAACTACACAACTGGTTTGAAAAAACTACTGAAGGTCAACGAGCGATGTCTTTTTTAATGGACACCACAAGAGCCAGTAAGTTTGGGGCGGCTACTAGCCCAGCGCAAAGACAAAAAGATTTTACCGCCGCTCAAAACATTATTAACGCTGCGCCTTCAGAAATACGCAAAATTTTTGACGCAGTAAACGCAGAGTTAAGAATTGTAAAAGACCTTGACCCCGGCTGGAAAGCAACAGGTGATTATTGGCCTATGTATTTAAAAGAAGGGGTAGCTGAAGCAGCTAAAAAAACTGGAAAGGACGTACCAACATTAACAGGCAACTACCAAACTCCTGTAGAGTCATTCCTTCGTTATATGCAAGATGTACGTACTGCTCAGGTATTAGCTAAAAACTTTGGCGTTCCTGTTACTCAAACTAAAGGATTGAGAAGTGCTAACGACATTAGAAAAAAAGCACTGGAGCTAGAAAAACAAGGTTTATCTAGACAACAAGTAGCTGACAGAGTTCAAAAGATGTTAGCCCAAAATGAGAAGTCTAAGACAGACAGAGTAATTGATGCTATCGTTAAAAGTAAAGAAAAAACTTTAAGTCCTGAACAACAAGCAAACTTACGAGAAATTTTAGTAACGACGTTTGTGTCTGGAACTAAAGCAGCTAGTCCTATAATGGATGGTTTGAGAATTGCTGTTAATACTTCTCAGTTAGCTCGCTTGTCTGGAACAATCTTAAACGTTTCAGAAATTGGGGTAGCCGCAACTAACTTTGGACTTGTCAACGCTATCAAGGCTTTGCCACAATCTATTCGTTCTGCACTATTAACAAACGGCGATCAAATTGTTGACGATTTTGGCAACGCTTTACGGCTTCCTGATCTTGGTATTGTAAATCAGTACATGGGTGAAGTAAAGCAAGGCAAAGGTAAACTGGATGATGCTGCTAACTTTTTGTTTACAATTTCTGGTGTCAAGATGATTAACAGGCTTGGTCAAGAAACTGCGTTGAACGCTGCTTTGAATCAAGCAAAATCTTTAGCTAAGAAAGGAAGGCTAACTGAGCTTAAAGCTGCTAAAGGCATGACGCCAAATGAAATTAAAATGCTTGAGACACAACTCAAGAACAACAACATAAGACACCCTGATGTTAAAGATTTTGTGTTCCGTCAGTTAACTAACGTTGCTCCTGTGTCACGTACGTCTATGCCTAAAGCGTACAACGACCACCCAGACGGTAGAGTTTTTTACAGCATGATGAGCTTTATGGTACAGCAACATAATCTGTTGCGTGAAAATGTAGGTCAAAATTTAATTGAGGCGTACAAGCAAGGATTAAACAGTAAGCAAGGCCGTAAACATTTTAAAGATGCCGTTGACTACGGAGCTAGGTACGCTGTATTTACTGCCGCTTTAGCAGGGTTATTTGACGACGGTAGAAAAATATTACGTGGCGATGACGTAGAAGAGTACGACCCTGTTGCTTCTACAGCTAACCAGCTTGCTCAATTTGCAACAATGGGTGTCGTACAACCAAGAGCAGAAACGTGGGGTGGCAGTCCAGTAAGTTTGTTTAACCCGCCACAGTTTAGCATGGTTGAAGACGTAGCTTCGTTAGGTGTGACTGCTGTTCAAGACTTTGCAGAGGGTGAAGAGTTTAACTCTGAAAAGTTATTTAAAGTAATGCAAAGATGGTTCCCGCCCGTCTCTAACGTTGACGACTTCTTGAGATACTTTAACGACGGCGAACGTCTGCTAACAGAGGAATAATTATGAAAGACAAAGACCACACAGTAAGCTACACATCTATTGACTACCACTCCATGTGTCAACGTTCCAAGGACCGCATCAAGAAGATGCAGGCCGAAGGAATACCTACGTCCCATGACCCGAAAGACAAGCCAGAGGACGTAGGCAAACACGAGGGTTACTCCATACTGTTTATGTCATAGTTCACAGTTGTTTCCTGTACAGGCCAGTTGCTGCGACCCTTCGGTCATATCGCTGGCCTCTTCTATATCCCACGATATTTCCTTCGGGAACTCCTTCACCAACTGGTTGTACGTCTTCTTGTCCACAGGCTCGTACGGTGCTTGTTGGTACGTGTGGTCTGAGTACGGCAAGAAGCTGATACCTGACACCTTGTCAAACTTGTTGTACAACCACTGTCCTACCTCCAAGAACTCGTCGTCCCGGTAGTAGCACGTCATGGACGGCTTGTGTTCACACCACTCATCCTGATATATCTCCCACAGTTCCAACTGCTCCATAGCACCCATCTCTGAGGCTGTCACAGCGCCGTCAGGAGACGCGATAGGGAAGCTAAATACCCGTGTACTGGGTGACATCACATCGTCCTCTACAGGGATACCAGCGGCCTCTAGGACAGCGCAAAGCGGGTCGCGAGCGTCTGCACGAACACGTCGAATGTATTGAGCAGAATAACGAGGATGGATACCGCTAGCAGAATCGACCAACTGACTAACAGTGCCTGAAGGCTTAACTGCAGTGATAGCGGTAGATATATTGATACCCAATCTTTCAGCCCATTCTTTGTTTGTTTTGATTGCTTCTTGTCGCATGGCTCTGAGCCACTTCTTGAGTTCATTCTTGTCTCCTCGTCCTGATAACAACGGGTGGTCCATGATACCAGTGAGACTTACACCTAGTAGTGCTTCGTCTTCTGTGTTCACTTTCCAGATGTTTCGTAGGTATCTGAAGTCAGTGAGGGTAGCCTGTAGAGTTCCAAGGATAGTCGCAATGCGTACTTTTCGTTTGAGGCTTGCGAGCGTATCGGTTGACCGGACAACAACCTCCGATAGATTGCAGAATTGATAGGGACGGAGGATGATTTCACTACATGGATTAGTTCCAAAATCGTAGGTAGCATCTCGTCGCTCATTTCTTGCAGCTTGTTTTTGACTAGCCACTCTAGAAAAGACGCCTCGCTCTCCGGATCGGGATTCGTAAAGGCTTGTCCACTCATTTAAAAATGCCTCAAAGTCTGGCTTCTCTGTGTAACACGCAGAGTTGTTAGCTAATCCTCGTTGGGGGTTATCGACCCACCACTGTCCGTGCTTGCATCGTCGCAGTCTGTCGTCTGTGAGGTTACTGAGGCTGATGAGTGCTGACCTTCGGACTCCTCCGACGACGACGATTTGAGCAATCTTGCAGCAAAGATCGTGGCACTCAACGGAGCTAAGTTTTCGCCCAGCCGCATTTTGAAAGAGTTCAACTGTGAATCGGAACAAGTCGAGCAGAGGCTCTGGACCCGATGCTCTACCTCCAAAAACTCGCAACGTGGAACCTGCAGGTCGTACTCTGCTAACATCCCATTGGGGAATCTGACCCGAATACAGCAGTGATACCAACTCCCTAAACGATTTCGCCCATCCGATCTTCGAATCTGCCACATTAATAACTGTATCGGTTTCATGGAATGTCTCTGCTACCTCCGGTAGTTTACTGATGTACTGACGCTCGACACTGAAGCCCACTCCTGTGCCGCACAGAAGGACGTACATAAGCTCGTCAAAGGCTTTCTGGTGGTCGATAGGCAGGTAGCTACAGTTGAACCCGGCTACGTTGTCACGATCCAGTGCCTCTCCAGCAGTCATCAACGCTCGCATAGACGGCATCACGTCTAGATCGTGGATAGCTTTGAACACCTCTGACACTTCAAAGTCGTTCAGGTCAGCACGATCAACCCAGTAGTTGACGTACCTATTTACTGTTTCTTCCCAAGTCTCCCTACGCTTCTCCTCTGGTAGGTACCGTGCGTATCGGCTCTTGTGTATGTACTGTTGATATGCGTCCATTAGTCCTCCAAGAGCAGTTCTTTAATAGCAGTAAACAATTCTTCCATGTTTGAGTAGATCATTGTTTTACTCTGATCGTCGTACCACTCAAGGATAAACCCGTTGTTGGCGTTTCGTATTGTTACGTCCGTTATTCTCATTCAGTTACTCCTAACGTTTCGTTAATAATTGCTTGTCCTGCCATTTGCAGAAGCATATACACCCCATCTGGGTACTGCTCGTTGGACGCTACCTCAAACATTTCACCGTCTTCGTACATCACAACAGCCACCTTTACCTTTCGTCCCTCTTCCTCGTGTTTCATCGCCTTGACTACAAACGCTGACAGAAACTCTGATGTGGTGATCTCATTCTTATCTTCGTCTGTTTTACCAAACTTCCCTTCTACTACTTTCATAAGGCTACCTCCTTGATTAACCACTCTAGGTAGACCTTAGCTTTACGGAGGTCTTCTACACCGTTCTTGTACTCGTACCTCCAAAGGTATTTCAAGCAGTTCCCCTTAAGATACCCCTTGTACTCCTGTGGGTGCATGGACGCCTTGATTGCTTCAATGGCCTCTATCGCTCCCTTGTTGTAGTGATCCGGCTGTGTCACGGGGTTGTGCTTGTCCTCTGGGTGGTACAGTTTTCCCGTTGCTGTCTTGCTAACCCTGTCCCAATCCTTAGGTTGTGCGCTGTCAATACTCACTTTCTTCCTCCAGATCATCTTGAAATTCGTCTAACTTACGTATCAACTTATCTTCAAACCTGTCCAGTATGTCCTCTGCGGAAATCTGTAAGGCTTCTATCAAGTCATCTGGGTCGTACAGATGCAGCAACCGTTCTTTAATTTCCTCTAGTGTCAGAGACATAACCAACTAACTCCTGTAGTGTTCCTATATTATACCATAAAATGTTGTGTTTGTCACACCATTTGCCCATAGTAAGTTTGGTACTTTTGTTGACTTTCTGATTCTCATTCATCAACACAAAGATCAACCTTTCGTTTTCCGCTAGACAGTTCTTGATTGACCTGTACTTTTGGGTGTCTCCTGCCCGGAAGTATCCTTTACATTCAATGTAGTAGGTGATTCCCCCTTGTTCGTACACAAAGTCTGGCGTGTAGTTTCGTTCAATCCTGTACGGGACTTGGCACGGCTCGTACTTAAAACCAAATGGTTGTAACTGTTGACCGACATCTTTCTCAAATCCTGATCTGTATTTACCTAAGTTCAATTTCCGGGACTTGCGGCTCATTGACCACCTCCACTAAATACCGTGGTCCGTTAGCGTAGGCGAATCCCCTGACGCTGGGCCAACATACCTTCTTAAAGGGACAGTAAGAGCAGCCTACTGCCAGCTTCATGTTACCACTCTTGCCGTCTGCCACTGGTTCGTAGCAATGCTCTGGTGGTTCCTCTTGCTCCACGACTTCCTTGATGTGCGCCACACGCTCTTCAATATCGTAGCCTACCTTCTCGTGAACAGGTGCCTGCTCGTCCTCAGAGTCGTACATGAGGTACGTCAGGTGCCCGTTCTGTTTGTCCATCGCTAGCCAGCCAAACTTGGTTTCACCTTCTGAGTGTGCGTACCCTTTAATTTGAGCAACGTATCCAAACGGGTCATCATAAGCCAAACTTCCGTCCTTGAATTTCTTAAACCCAAATGTGGACACAGACTTAACATCAGTGACAACACCATCAATCTTACAGTCCATGCTCCCTGTAATATCCTGTACACCACAACGTTTCTGCTCATCTGTAACCTCGTGTCCTGACAGTCTAGTTAAGAATAAAAGCAACTCCTCAATCAAGTGTCCGTACATAAACTTGACGTGGGTGTTGGGGGTTAACTCCTCTTGTACACTTGAGTTGTTGACTACGTTCCAAAGGTAACGGTCATCACGCCCTATGTTAGACATCCGCAGCTTCCGTCCGTCACGCTTCTCCGTAAACAGATTAGTCATCAGACGTTTGCAGTTCTCACCAAAGCGTTCTATCTCGTCGTACAGATCGACACCTTCCGCTGGCTGTTTAGTAGCCACAGCTTTGTAGATGTCAGGAACCAAGTTGTATATGCTCATAGTTTGTTTTTCTCCATTAGTTCCCATAGCGCCTCACCTGCTTGTTCTGGAGTGCAGTTGAACCACTCACCCTTACGCTCGTAGAGTTTCTCAAGCAAAGCGTGTGCGTCTGATTCAGCAGAACGACGGTCAGCTACAGACCAGCAAGCAAACAACTCGTAGTCCCTGAAGGGTGACGATGTTTGATACCCGTTGAGTCTATCCTCTGAGTCCACAGCCATGCCTACCTTGACCCACTCAGGGAAGTTGGGGTTGGTGATAATGTACACCTGTCCCTCACGACTCTGCTCGTACTTCGCAAGACTACTGAAGGCGGCGTCTTCAAACGACTTGTACTTACCGGGTTTGTGCAAAGGGTGTGACTGAGGAATCAGCTTACCGTTTACGTACATTTTTTTGTCTAGCTTTCTTCGCAGAGTGGTTGCCCTTTCTCTGATGTGATTACCAGTTTTAATACTGGTCCCTGTTTCTGGGTAGTAATACCACCACTCTCCGTCTACAAACTTGTATCGCTCTAGTTTTGTGGCGTACTTTGCCATAGGGTTTTCAGGTAGTTCTTCCATGTCAGTGTGTCTCCGACCACGTTGATCCAATTTGATACTCTCCGTCGAGCGGACATCTGAGTTCAAAAGAAATGCCAGACGCCTTGATGCACTCCACTGCGAGCCACCCGTACTTCTCTGCTTGTTCTGTAGCCACCTCCGATTGTATCTCGTCATGTATATTGCCTATAAACTTGTAGTCAATCTTGTGTTGCGTTGCGTAGTCATCCAACAGCACCAGCGCACGTTTCATAATGATTGCACCAGCGGCCTGAAGGAGTGTGTTCAGTGCACTATGTTCTGACCTGACCCAGAGTCGTCGTCCGTCGAGTCCGACAAGGTAACCTTTCCTAGCCGCCTGTCCAACTCGCTCTCGTAGACCTTCAAGAGCAGGTGTATTTCGTAGAAAGCGCCGCCGCAGTTCATTGCCATCTTTTGCAGTTCCTCCGACGATGCTTCCAATCTTTGCATCTCCTGCTCCGTACAAGAAAGCATAGATGAAAGTCTTAGCCTGAGGTCTTGTGTCAAGTCCTGCAGCCAGTTGGTTTCTTGTGTGAATGTCGTCTTCAAGCAAGACATTTGTAAACTCCTTGTCGCCCATGTAGTGAGCGAGCATCCGTAGTTCTAGACCACTGGCGTCTACCCCTACCAGCCTCCGTCCCTCAGGTACGATCCAGCAATCCCGGCACTCCTTCCCGTACTCAGAGCTACTAGACGGAACCTGTGCCATGTTAGGACTCTGGTGTGTCATACGTCCTGTGACAGCACCGTTGGTTATTACCCTGCCGTGTACCCTTCCGTCATCCATGACGTGTTCCAGCCATGAGTTTACTTGTGCGTATCGCTTCTGCAACAAGAGGTACTCCAAGACTTGAGCCGCTTCGGGTACATGACTATTCTCCTTGAGCGTCTTCTCGTCAACAACTGGTTTGCCTGTCGCTGTGAGTTCCGTCCAAACTGCACCCTTAGCCGTAAGCCTGTCGGCCACTTGTTGGCGTGAACCCACGTTAAATACAGTGACCTTATCCTTGAGTCGTTTACCAGTTTTCTCTGAGTATCTTTCCTCAACAACCGGCGGGAAAATCGCCTGAAGATTTGATTCAATTTCATTCATGCGCTCCTTAAACTTCGCGCACAAGACGTGACACAGACGCTGATCCAGTAGCCACCCGTTGCGCTCCTGCCCCTGAATGATCCACTGGACCTGATGTTCTAGGTCGATACTCTCCTGTGAAAACTTGTCTAGCTCCACCATGAGACGCTTGTACACAGCCTCAGTAACTTCCGTATCCCTGATGCAGTAGTCGATCATCTCCGGTGTCAGCCTAGACCAATCCTCGTGGTCGCCTTTGGGGAAGCCAAGGATGTTGCCCCAGTTCCGTAGCGAGTGACCACCAGACCGGCTTGGGTCGGCCAGTCGTGACAGGATCAGAGTGTCAGTGACCATGCTCCGGTCAAAAGTAAAATTCCAAATACGCTCCACCACAGGAACATCAAAGCCAATTCCGTTGTGGAAGACGAACGTAGCTTCCGCTTTACGAGCCACGTAATCCTTGAAATCTTGTTCATTACATATTACCTCCGATTCTCCGTTGTGTCGGCACACTGCACACCATATAGTTGTGGCGTCCAGACCGTCAGTCTCAATGTCACAAAAGACTAGGTTAGCCACTGTCTGAAACCTCTTCAACAACTAATGTAGTTCTCATTACATCGTGTTCTGCTTGATACATTTCACATTCAAATTGAGTTCCCATGAAATACGTCATTTCCCACTCAGGGTGGTACACCCTATGAGTAAACTCATCTTGGCTTACTTTTTTAACGTACACAGTTCTAATACACTCGTTGTCCCTGTGCTTCTTTGCGTACTGTATCTGGTGGTTAAGTGCCTCTGGGTAAGTATTGAAATTATCTACGGCAATGTCTACCTCATCTTCAGCAAAAATAACCCTCACTGCGTACATATCGTCACTCAAAACTCTGTCTCCGGTGGGTTAGGGTTAGCACACTCGTGGATACGTCCTGTGAACTTGTCGTAACGTAGCCAACAGGCGGGACCAGTTTCACCAGCGTAGCGATTCTTAAGAACCCGGACACACGTAGTGTTCCTCACGTCCTCGTCCTCGTGTTGCTGGTTTCGCTCCATGCCTATCACGATGTCGGACAACTGAGCGATAGACTGAGAACCACGCAAGTCCTGCAGACTGATGCGTCCACCGTCCTCGTGTGCTGTACCAGAGCTACGCTTGAGGTGTGACACGAGGAACAGGGTGATGCCTGTCTCTGCCACTAGAGTTCGCAGCTTGGTCATTATCTCGTCTATAGCTTTCCGTTCGTCCCCGTTCTCTTGAGAAGAAACCACGATGGACAGGTGGTCAAGTATGATATATCGGCAGTCGCAGGCCTTTGCCATGTGCCGTACTCTTGAAAGAAGCTCGTCGGCTGACGTTGATCCCCAGTGGTCAAACAAGTAATAACGTCCAGACCCCATCGTTGCTTCCCAGTGAGGTCTAAGCTCATCAACAGGCGTGTCTTCCTCCAAGTGTAGTCGCCTAGATGATGCCACCGACATAATTCCCAAAGCTGTCGTTGCGACGTCTTCCTCCAGTGCAAGTACACCGATGTTGGCGTCTGTGCGTTGAAGCAAATCGTACTCAAGTTCTCGGATAAACTGGGACTTTCCCATACCAGAACCGCTTGTGATAGTGACGAGTTCGTAAGGTCTGTGTCCTCTTGTGATTTCATTTAGACCCTCCCAAGGATACGGCACACTCTGGACCGTACGCTTGTTGACAAGAGCATCCCATGTGTCAGCACCAGCGATGATACCGTCCGGTCTGTACACCTTGGAGTCCCACCACGCACGTACAAACTCCTGAACCCGGTTAGCTACCAGCATTTCACTGGCGTCCTTCATGGGCAGCTTGCATATCTTCAGCTTGTTGGGGCTGAACAAGTCCTTCACTTGCTCTAACGCAATCTCCCCTGCCTTATCTTGGTCAAAGCAGATGACTACGTTGTCGTACCCTTCAAGCCACTCTAGGTTCTGCTTGATCTCTTTAGCGGCACTCGACGCACCACTACGCAGACTCACCACGTCGTACTTCTGACCAAACATTTCGTACACGGACAGCGCATCAACCTCGCCTTCCGTGATCGTGATGTACTTCCCTGATCCACGGCACTGCTTCTGACCGAACAGTCCTACGTTGGTCATGTTACCAGAGCAGACAAACTGTTTGTTCTTGACTACTCTGTTCTTCGCTCCTACTAGCTCGCCTGTATCACGGTCGTAGTAGGGGTAGTAGTGAGAGGCAATAGACCCGTCAGTAGCAAACTCCACCGTCACTTGGTAGTGTGCAGTGGTTGACTTGGATAGCCGTCTGTTGGGAATCTCCGCTATGGCTCCTCCCATGTACAGGCTGGTCGGTGTTTGCACTTCAGTCTCCTCTCCTGTTTCTCCGTTGACGTGGTAGTTACAGCCGGGAGAAAAACAATGGCGGCCACCGTTAGAGTAGACCGCCACGTTGTCTTTACTCCCACACTGAGGACACGCCTCGTGGTGTAGGAAGTCAGTCACTTTAGAAGTCTACGTCAGCTTCTTGAATCTCTGCTTCTTCAAGAACCTTGACAGCTTCTAAGTACGTGGGCGTACCGTGCACTGGGTGAGCCGGGCCTGTCTTGAACTTCAGACGGACACGGGAGTTGTAAGGAACCTCCCCAGTGTACTTGTCACCTTCCGCAGTGTACAAGCTCACGTCAAACTTCGACTTAAACTTGCGCTGCTTGTTGCCCTCGTAGTCCTTGATCTTGACACCCTGTGAAGCAAGACCTGCGGCGTCGTCCTCTGACATGGTGATGGTCATGCTGTACGTACCAGTATCCTGACCGTTGTACACGTCGTGTTGAGTGACGTTGCTAAAGTTTACTACACCTTCAATAACTTGGCTTGACATAATGAGATAATCCTCGTTAGTTAATTGAAAAATGGCAGGCGTAAGCACTGACACGTCCTATCTGGTTCACAACTGCGACAACGTACCCCAGCTATTGCTATCAGTTTTCAGCTACTTACACCTTTAACGCTTGCCATAACGACTATTTGCGGATAGCTCCGACCCCGTGGTTGTAACACCACTTCTCATCGTGCGGGACCACACTAGCTGGTCACTACCCAGCACGTTCTTTATACTAACAGTATACCATAGTTGAATGTGTATTGCAACTACTTGTTGGATTCTCTTTTGACTGCTTCCAGTGTGTTCTTCACTGCTATTTCTTGCATAGTCCTGAGAGCCTCTGTGTGGCTCATGGTGCGACGTTGTACAAAAGGTATGCACGCCACGGGTCAAGCATTTCCATGCGCTTACAGAGCCGTCTAGAGGCTTCCTCGCCCACGACTGCACACTCAAGCAGACCAGAGGATACTATGTAGACATCTATAGTATCTTCTGTAGTAACCCCTGTAGTATTATCCATTAGTTTATTCCTTTAGTAATCTTCATTAGTAATACTTAAGTATATACTATCATATTCTTTCTGTAATTGCAACACGTCATCCTGTGCAAGATTACCAGAGTAATCAGTTGACTCCATGTTTTCTAGTTCCCAGTGGGTAGCGATAGATACAGTCAGGCAGTCACCACAGAGGTCGTAGTACTCTCCGTTGACATCCTTCTTCGCTACTTCAATATCGTCCAGTATTACGTTACACGCTTTACATCTCATTGCTGTAGTCCCTCCCAAAGAAACCTTCCCATTCACTCTCCAGCTTGGAGTAAGACCACTTGCGGTAGTAAGTGTAGTGTTCCTCCAGTTTGCTGCTGTTGCCGTCGTACTGAGCAGACCAGTGTGCCCACTCAGCCATGTCAGACAGCATGATTTCGTACTGCGGATCAAAGTCAACCATCATTAGTCTCCGTGGTCAGTCCAATGGTAGTCTGCACCTGCCAGTACCTCATCTTCAATCAGGCGCTCAAAGTAATCTACGTTCCATCCTTCGCGTAAATCCCGGTCCCCTACTGTGATCTTGTCGATCTGAATGAGGTCTTGGAAATCGTCAGAGTCCAGCGTCCAGTGTACCACTACGTCTAGCGTAGCCCACTCTGCGTCCACCTGAAACTCGCTCTGGTGTTGTCCGTATCGTCTGCTCATCGCTTGTGGTTCTCCTTCGCGTGTTCTACGTCTACATTAACAAAGCAGGCCAAATCTGTATAGTCCCACGCTTCGTTTGTTAATTTATAGAAACCCCACGATGGCTCCGAAGGATGCTCCATCACAAACTCTGCACCCTTTGCGATCCGGTCGCCTTCGTAGTACTCACCTGACAACATACACGGATAGTATAGACTCATCTCAAACCTCCCCTTTAATAATTAACCAGCCAACTATAACACAGCCACCGATAGACCACAACCAAAAAACATCTGCAAAATTCACTTGTAGTTCCTCTCTAAATCTTGACTGAAAGCCCTGTAGTTAGACACTGCTACCCAAACGGAGCCTACCAAACCTGCTCCCATGTACAAAATACAGAAAATATCTAGTGCTGTCACTGTCGTTGCTCCTTCTGTTGTTCAACGTGTTGTAGGTCACGGTACTCCATCTCTCCAGCGATGCCGAAAAGTACCACAAGAATCACCACGAACCCAAGTCCTACCCAATGCTCTGGTACATTTTTCACTTTGTGTTCTCCTCTGCGTTGACGATGCGGGAGCATCTGTTGCTATCTAAGTATCCCTGAGCGAGGTACTGCGCATCTTCTTTTGTCAAGTAACTGTCCAGCGTAAACAAAAAATCCCCTGTGTTTGAGATTGCCGAAAGTTCCCAGAATCCACAACATCCTTTGTATTCTTCAACGTTCACTTCGTCGTCCCATACAAAGAACAGTTCAGTTGTGTGCCAGTTGTGTTGTGCTGAGTTCATGGTGTTGTCCTCGTTGTTAATGGTGCGTTGGTTTACCAGTGGACACCGTAACCGATGCCCACCAGAAAAACAACCCTCCGTTTATCTGTCGTCAATTTTACCAAAGCCAACCGCCTTGCGTGGCTTTCGTAGGCTGATGTACAGCGACCACAAGCCGTAGTCAAAGCGACGGAAGCACGGGCCGGTAGAAAATCCTGGCGCTCGCCGCTTACTTACTCGCTTGCGGATGATGATAGATCGGCCAAGTACTTTGGTGCGTGTTACGTTTTCCATTTCAGTTCTCCAAGATTAGTGAGTATACCCAAAGCCAAGTTCTGCAACTATGGGGTCGTGCGGTGTGTCAGCGTCGCGCCACTCCTGTGCGATCTCTGCCGACGTTGGTGGTACTTCTGGCGGTAAAACTGTAATCTCCATTTTTAGTCTCCCATGACTATAGCGGTGGCGAACATACCACGCAGTTCTCCCAGCAGGAGGGCTTCGCGTATGTAGTACGAAATGCAAGCGATCTGGTTGTCGAGCGAGTCGTAGCAAGACCCAGCACTCTCAAACGACTCGTGGAACAAGTCAAAGTTTTGGCTGCGCGTGGCAGTCACCAGTTCCCAGTTTTCCTGCGTCCAAATGCTGTCCATGTCAGCAACTTCCCAACCACGCTCAAGCATTTCCTCCTCCAGACCACGCCAGTGCGTACTGGTGCTGTAGGCTTCAATGATGTCCGAACGTAGTTCCTCTGCACGTTTCCGTGCGTTTTCTACTGCTTCACTGTATGCGTTCATGCTTTCCTCCGTTACAGATTTCCCATATTTCAGCAGGCGTTAAGTCTGCTTCGTACCAATCCCCGTCCAAACTTCTGGGGCTAAAGTGGAGCGTGTAGTACTCTCCTCTGTTCTCCTCGTACACAGACGTAAGAGAGTACCAATCTACCCGCAAACCTTGTGACTCAGTGAGCCGGTTTGCGTAGGCGTTTATGTAGTCAAACATTTGTCTTTCCTTTGTTGGTTACCTAGACGCGCACCTCCGGCGCGTTTCGTCTGCTCCCGCAGTACTCATCAGTAGGCTTTAGGCGGCGCTCTTTATTTTCCATTGAAGATCCAACCACTTTCTACCGCCTTTGTCTCTCACCTTTTCGGCGTCCTCAAAGAAATCCGTGTTAATGCCTAACTCTTTGAGCACTAACTCCGCTGTGCGTCGGTCCATGATTGCTTGGATTTTTTCGTCGGCTGTCTCTGCGCGAGTGTACGCTTCCGTGGTCTGCTGAATCTCAAAGATTGCGCGAGAGATGGCGTTTGCGTCTGTTTTGGATAGGTACATGGTTAAGTCCTCAGTCAGTGATTTTGAATGCTACGGATGTGGCACGGTAGCCAATTTTTGCAGTCTTGCGTCGTGCGAGGTTGCGTCCTGTGGAGTCGCTTGTCCAGTCCGTGGACTCTCCTTCGTTGAACCCGATTGCGTGGCCTTTGATGCATACGATCCACTTACCGCCACGGCTTGCGTAACTCTTGTGGAATTGGTTGAGCGTAGCGCCTCGCAACTCGTCGTAGTGCACCACTTTCTTACCTTCAATTTCCGCGATCTTTTGCACGGCTTCGTGAAAATTGTACGATGTAGGACCGTTGCGATCTGGTCGCTGTGCGTGTCGCTTGAGCAGTCTGTGCGCCCTGCCGAAGGACATATCAAACGCACAAGCCACAGCGGACACAGTGCAGTAGTTGTTCTCTCTGTACCGTCCAGCCTGCTTCGTTACGTTTTCGCGTGATTGTCGCATGGTGTGTGTCTCCGTGTGTGTTTAGAGTATCGACAAAGGACACAGCGTCTGTACCCTTTGGCGATACTCCGTCCCGTGGCCGTCTTCCCTAGTAGCTTCGGATTGTCTGCCCTAAGCAGGCGGGTTGCGTGTGTTGGTGTCTCTGGATTGTCTGCCCGTTTGACGCCGATACGCTCAAGCCACGTTCTGGAGTATCTCACTGGGCGCTCACGTTGAACGCTGGCTTACCCTCTGCTGGATGGCTCTCTGGGCTAGGGCAATCCCTAGATGATCCGTTGAACGTCCGGCAGGCTACGGTGAGCCGTTACCAGTGTTGAGGGTGGCTTGCCCTCTGTGACCTCTAACCCGTGTCACTAAGTTTGGCGTTCTGGTCCGTTGGATTGCCTCAGGACCGTACTAGTACCCATAACCCTCTAACCTCTGCGAGGGGCCTCTTTGGGGCTTTCCGGTGAACCGGTAGCGACATCCGCCGAGGCCTGCCCACCATAGCGAGTAGAACGAGCATTGCAAGCGTTTCTTACAAATTTTTTTAACTTTTTTTGATTCTTGAATGATTTCAGTAACTTACGGGTGCAAAAAAATCACTCAAAACCCTCCAAAAATGTAACCGTGCACGAAATCACTACAAAAATGGGTGGTTAAATTTTGACCAATTCAGGGCACAAATTGGTTACTTTTTGACCACCTGTTGGTTACTTTTTGACCACATGAGCGTGCCACATGGTGGCCTTTGGTGGTACGCGCAGAGGATGCCGTGAGCGTGACGTGGGCATGACGTGGGTTGTGCTTGAGGTTGCTTCTCTGGCTCACACTCTCGCCCGTGTGGCCTCGCGTTGCGCCTCTGGTTGCGCCCGTGTCTGCCCATGTTTGCCCGTGTCTGCCCATGTTTGCCCGTGTCTGCCCATGTTTGCCCGTGTCT